CCAAGTATTGACCATAATAGGTTAGCTCCTATTAGTTGCCGATTCTTAGAATAGCTGCTGAAGTGGTAAATGCTGGAAACTGAATTGTAAAAGTTCCTGAAGTCGCTGTTTTGTCTGCACCAAAATCTAATACTGCCACGGCTTTGTTAGTCGATGAAGTATTATAAATTAAAGCTCCTCTAGCTGTGATCGTTACACCCGTAAAAGATAAATCTGCAAAATCAACAATCGCAACACCTGATGAGACTGAAGTACTTGGATTTGGTTTTACTAAGGTTCCACCGCCGGCAGCATATTGTCCAGAATTTGGAACTTCATTGGTAGAAGCATATGCCGTAGTAGTAGAATTTAACGTTGCATCAGAAGTATACAAAGCAAGTTTAAAAGTATCACCACCAGTAAATTGAAACGTATGTTCCCCTTCTAGTAGTTCTTGTTTAAAACTGTTTGCAACCGCTTGTGTTATAGCCATAGTTTACTCCTTATTTTTGTTTTCCGACTTTCGGAACTCCTGTTTGGAATTCATCAGTTCGTCTTCTTCCCATTTGCTCAATTGTAAATCCTTGTAGAGCTTGTTGATATTTACCTTCATAATATTGAATCATATCAGCTGGACCTTTTAAAAATCCAAAAGCCTCTACTAGGCATGCATACAATAAGCCATTAGGAAATTCTGTACTTAAGTATGTAGTGGTATTACTACTAGATAATCCCTCTGGTTTCAAGATATAATTTATCTGCATGTTATAATTTATGTTTGGAGTAGGAGCCACCACAATGGTGTTCTCATCCCAATAACTGTAATATCTAGGTAATCCTTGTACTCCAGTAGGATCATACTCCGACATGAAGCTGGTATCCCTAAAATCTAAAAAATATCTATCTGAATTATCTGCTCCACCGGTAGAGTTAGTAATTTGACAAGACCTGATTATTAAAGTTTGATTATTAATAAGAGGGGTACTTACAAATCGTTGCCCTGCTATAATATCTGCTTGTGCATATTGTCTATTATTATCAGAGTCTACGTCTCTTAAAAGTCTAAATTCAGTATCTGAAAGAAAGCCATCTACAATAGTAGAGGTAAATACATTGGCATCTACTTCACAATAATCTCTAATTTTTTGTACTAATTCTGCATATGTCATTATGGTTGTAAAGTAATTGGTCCTGAACTACAGCCAATTCCTCCTCCTTGTACATTTCCAAAAGTAGCCGTTCCCGGTATTTGGAAATAATAATAATTTAAAACATCTCCTACAATTCCAGAAGAATTTATTTGTCCTACGGTAATAGTATAACCGTTTTCATTATCAATGTCACTGATTGCGTCAAAAGTAGGAATCGGATTAAAGTAATATAAATCGTTATCATTAGTTGGATCAGGTATAATAGGACCGGTAGGAGGACTACCTGCTAAACCTCTAAATCGAACTGTATTGCCAGTGCTTAATCCATGATTTTGAGAGTTTACATTAATATAAGTACTTCCAGAATATAAAATAGTTTCAAATGGATTAGGAACTAATAACACAGTAACCGCTGGTTCTTTACGATCGGGTCTAGCAAATTGTAAACCTTGTGCATCGGTACCTGCTGGTCTTGGATTTAATTGAGGTTGTTTTGATTCAAACTCAGAAGTATGAACTCTTGCTCCATTCCACTCTACTACCATTTCTTTGTAAGGAAATGCCATACCACTTCTATCGGAAATAAATTGTGCAAATTTTCCTCTCGATAAATTAGTCATTAGACTCCTGGGTAATAAGTTCGTGGACTAATATAAGAACTAGCAGAAGAACCATCTTCTTGTAAAGCTCTTAGTAATTCATCCTCGTATAATAATTTTAATTCTTGTACACGTTGAGGTGCTAATTTTTGTGCTAAATAATAAGTAAGTCCTGAACACATTGCCGGAACAAATCTATACACTATATCCGAAGCATTCGTGTACGATCCTACATCTTGTATTCTTTTTACAAAAAAGAAGTTAATAGTATTTCCTGCTTCCGTAGCACTAGGTGCTAGATATAAAGTAACCGATACTCTATCAATAAGTCTTTGAACAAAATATTGAGTAGGAGTTCCTTGTTGAGACTTAGCCGATAAACCTTGATAGGTTGATCTGTCAATTTTAGTCAAAGGAAAATCTACTTGAGTAGAATTTCTATAAGAAGCTTCTAACATATCGTCATAACCATATAAAATAGTTGCATGGTCGTATACGACATCATCATCCGCGTGACTAGCTGCGGAAGTACTATTCGCGCCACGAGTGGCTCCGGTTAAACTAGTAGTGTCTGAATTTTGTCCTGAGTAAGTAATCTGTTCTGTTCCAATTAAAATAGTTCCAGAAGTAGGAAACCCTACTAAAGAATTCAAAGGAATAGTAGTCGCTGTATCATTAATGGCTGCGGATAAACTATTGAAAACTCCACTGGAAGTTCCATCAGAAGGAGATCTATAAAAATTATAAACGATTTGACCTTGAACTAAAGTAAAAGAATTATTTTCTACTTCCCAAAATTTAAGACCTCTGTTTCCCCATTCTGAAAATAAAATATTTAAAGAACGTCTAGAAGTTCTCATGTTATTTCCAGACATAGGATCTAATCCTAATCTTTCAAAAGCTTCCGTGATAACGTCATCAATGAAGAAATTCTTATCCCAAGTATATGTGCCGGAAGTAATGTTAGTCATTTAGACTCCTACCCTGCTGTTAGACCTGGACCAGAATATTTATCTGTTAATAAAGTAACTGCAGCTACTGTAAAAGTAGAAACATAAACTCCTTTTGGAAATAAAATTCCATCTTCAGGAAAAGAAAAATTAATAATATCTCCTGCAGGGACATCGCCTTGAAATAATGTTTCTCCAGTTGCACTGGTAGTTTTTAAAATAACAGTACCGGACGTTGCTAGTCCTGCAACAACAATTCCTCTTAGTCTTACAGGTGGTGCTACGATTACATTGGTAGTTGCTCCTGCAATTCTTGTTGCTTGTATGTCTGCTTTATATGAACCCATTTTATTCTCCTTAGTAAAGAGCTCCCGAAGGAGCTCTTAAATTATTTAAACTACGAAGCAGCTATTGCTGTTCTAGTGTCTGCACGTAACCAGTCTGTTCCATTTGAAAATGCATAAACTGAATTTCCAGTTGCTCCATTTGCAACGTATACAAGTACGCCTTCACTAGTTACAGCGTTTAACGCTTCTCCAGCTCTTGGTCCAGTAGCAATAGTTAGTGTAGAAATATTTGCTCCTACAGTCCAAGCTACGTTAGAACCTTGTTGTGTATCTGCTGAAGTACCTGTTACTCCTGCATTTACGTTTGCTCCTCCAATAAAACCGTTAAGTGCGGTTACTGGACCTGTGAATGTTGTGTTTGCCATGATATTTATCCTCCTAGTTAATTCTACACAGTCTCTAGGCTGTCGACTATACGCGTCTATGCAGAATATATTTATATATAGTAATCAAACTATATAGAATTTTTGAATGAAGTGCAAGATATCCTTATGGGAAAAACGCTTTTTCCAGCGATAGTAGCTTGACTATTTAGCCAGCTATAGAATAGTCAGAAGCAACGGATTCTATCTTTACTTGATGTAAGATCTCTTTAGCTTCAGTCGCTTTAATTTGACTGATTACTTTTTTGATCTCTTCATCGATCCTAACCATATTTAAGGTATAAATACCTTCTTTATTATGGTCTTGCTCCCACTCTAGTTCAAGCGATCTTTTGGTTTGATAAAGATCCTTGATCTGATTGTGTTCCATGTACAATCTCCTCGTAGGTTAAATGACAGTTCTTTGTAGAACTACCATTAGGAGTGAACTTTATATCTTTTTTTCCTATTTTGTCAAGGATAGCATTTTCTATTCCGTGTGCACTATCTAGTGCCTCTACAACAGTTTCTCCTTTATATCCGTATGCGCTAATTTTAACTAAGAATTGTTTTATCATGGTTCGTCCTTTCTATCAAAAAGAAAGGCCCCAGTAAAGGGGCCTTTCAAATAAAATGCTTAAGAATTAAGCACCTGGTGAAGCAAAAATACCTCTGAAGTCAGAAACTCCAAAAGTGTATCTCTCTCTCGCTCTATATTGAACGTTACCAGTTTGGAAATCACCTTCCATTTTAGTATTGATTGGTGATCTAACAAAGTACTTCATTCCGTTTGGCACATCTGTAGTGATGTAGAATGCATTTGGATCTGTTAGGTAATTATTCACAGCATAACCCTGTGGAATCATTCCCATAGATTTGATTGCATTGATATCATTATCAGCTGTTCCAACTCTACCAGCAGACTTCATAAGTCTATCTGCTGTAAATTGAAGCTCAGAAGGAATAACCATTTTTACTCCTTTAGCCGCAATTTTAAGACCTCTTTCATCTGTCATTGCAGCAATGTCAATTAAAGACTGCTCCAATGAAGTTTCGTTAAGATCCGCTGCAGTTGCTAATGTGTTAGAAACAACACCAGCAATAGTTGGATGTGATTGGTTAAACAAAGTTACACCATCACCTGAATTAAATGAACCACCTGGTAGTCCATTAATCAAAGGATTAACAGCTTTAACTTGTTTAGTGTTTGCCATACTTCTAGCCAACGCTTTTGTATATCTAGACGCAAGTCTGTCATACAAGTTATCTTCAATCGCTTCTTCAGTGATTGAAAATGCCAAAGCAATAGTTTCCATAGTGTATCTAGCAGAGTAAGTCTCTTGAGCATTGTCAAAAGTAACTGCTGAACCTTCTGGTTTAACTTGTGCATTAGCGAAACCTGATAACATAACTTCTTCTTCAAACGCTCTGTCTGAAGTTTCAGTTGCATAGATTTCAGTATGTTGGTTTTCGTATTGTTTGTACTCCAAGCCGAACAGGGCGTTCAAACCTGGCTCTAGTTCTTTAACTAGTTGTGATCGTGATATTGCCATAATTATATACCTGCCGTTGCTTTGAGGATATGCTCATTAATCGTAACAACAACAACAGCGTTAGCGCCGAATGCATTGTCTTGATTTTTTGCAAGTCCAATTATTTTAAGTTGAGCTGCACCAGCCGCCATAGTTCCAGAAGATTCTACTCCTGAGACAAAGTTCGGTGTTGAGCCAGCTGCATAAACGATGTCTGCACAATTACCAATATTGGTTCTTGCTACCGTTCCTGCACTTTGTACTTCGAACCTTTCGTAAGGATCGTCTGCAACAAAGCCTTGAATATCTGTAGCAGTATTAGCTGCTGCAAGATGATTCGCCCATGTTGGTTTATTTGTAGTTGCGTCAGTATAAAAGATACCATTAAGCACGCCTACCAAATTTACGTTAGTGGCTGCTGCTACTTCAATATACCCTGTGTCATCCAATATTACTGGATCACCTTGATATATTGCAGCGCTTGATGCCGCTATTTGATATTCGCTTAAGCCCTGGTTATCTGGATTCTGACCAACTTTTCCGATAGCTCTCAGTCCGAAAGCTTGATCTACGTTTGCCATATTTTTTTTCTCCTTTGTAATTAGTTCTTATGAACCAATTACGGGTTAAGTTTATTTAATTCGTTGGTCTCGAATTGTTAAAAAATTAACTTTTCTTTGAACCACCGAAGGTTACACGACTCTGTCGATCAACGTTGATCGGCATAGCTGAATGCTGTTCCTTCATGAGATCGTTATTCACTGCATCATCCTGATCTTTACCTTGTTTAGCATAATAATCAGTATATTGTTGCGCGAGCTCTTCCGGTATCCTAGCCAGCAATAGGCCGCCTACTCCGATTACTCCCTTGTATTTGCCGTCTTCAACTGCTGGAAAATCAAAGTCTGGATATTCATCAGAACGAACTAGTTCATAACCAGATCGTAATCGACCGGCTACGTTTTTCGTATCCTGAAAACCCATTGACTCTGCTCTAATCCAACGATGTTTGAATCCTGTTGGCGCAGGGGGTGCATCTAAAGCTGATGGTGGAGACCAAACTGTTGGTCGAGATGTTTTATCTCTAGTTTGACTCGCACGTGAAGTTGTTGTTTTTTTGTCTTGTTCCATATGCCTATACTCCTTCCGTGATTTTATATTGTTTCGCATACTCTTCTAATGGCACACCTAATTTTCTAGCAATTGCTACCTGTGAGGATGTGAGTGTCACAGTCTTTTTGCGACCGGTTTTTACACTTCGCTTCGCTGAAGCTACTTGTTGTGTCGGCTTGGTCGTTTCCGTATCGACATTAGTATCAAATTTATTAGGAAAAGCAACTCTTATTCTTTTATCTAATTCAAAATAATAATCATCCGAAGATGGGTCATATCCTTCCTCATTTACTAATGTTTCATGTAGATCAAAAGCCGTGTAAGTCATAGGTTTATCAGTCCCAAACCAACGGTTTTTAGATCCCCAATGTTCTGCTTTTGGATCAGGAGCATTATTAGCTACTGGTCTTTTAGGGATATTTACGTTGTCCATTGTAGGAATAGTAGTTCCTTCAGACAATTCTTCCCTAACAGCTTTTTGTTCTAACAATCTAGCTTCTTCATAACCTAAACGAGAAATATCCTTTTGAATATCTACTTCTAAGCTAATGTCTCCATCTTCTCTGGCTCTAGCTAATCTAGCTTTAGCACCTTCTAAGGCAGAAACTAATTTAGATTCTCTATCTTTTAAGCTGTTGGTTTCTAAAGAAGAGTATTTTTTAGTTATTTTTTCTCTCTCATCTTTTTGAACCCTTGCATAATTGATAGCTTCATCTTTTTGACGTTCTGCTTCTCTCCATTTTTTAGTGAGTTTCGCAATTCGTCTTTGCACATCTTTTGAATAAACTTCTAATTCGTCTTTCTTTACTTCTGTTTTCTCTTCTGTTTTCTCTTCTGTTTTTGTCTCTAGCTGCTCGTCGCTCGTATCGGGAGTCGAGGGGCTAGCTTCTTCAACAACAGGTGCTTCTGTAGTTTCTACAGACGTATCTTCCGACGTGATCTCTACTTCTTGATCCGGTGAAGAGGTGTCTATATCCACCATGTTTTCTTCTTTGTCTGGCATAGTTTTCTCCTATGTTATGGTTAAAATGAATGAAAGATATCTTCGGGATCTTCCACAGTTGCTAATACTTCATCATCATTTAGCAATCTTACTTCCCCGCCGTCTATTAAGATTCGGCTTCCTGCATATCTTGCAAAGATAACCCAATCGCCTTTTTTACACCATGGTCCTTCAGGAAATTTTTCCTTGTCATAACAATGAGGTCCCATAGCTAAAATTAATCCGCAAGTAGACGCAACTTGAGATCGTTCTATAGATTGTTCAGATAAATAAACTCCACCTTTGGTTTTAGTTTTTGCTTTAAAAGGCAAAACTAACATTCTCCAACCGGTAGGTGTTGGTAATTTTGTAGTCGCTTTTTCTTTTATTTTATCTTGAGCTTCTGCTTCTTTATTTATTTCTTCGGCTACTATTTTATTTTCTTCTTCGTATTTTTCTTCCAAAGCTAACTTAGTCTTTGGTACTTCCTTTTTCTTTTCCGATGTCGATAACGTTTCCGTCGTCATAGCTTTTGTGCTCCTTATTATCTAGCAGGTTAGAGATTTCCTGAATTATATATTGGTAGGCATGTGCCTGTCCTAGTAGATACTTGTATTTGTCCATATTGTCAATACCTCCACCTATCATGGTATCACCAATATTTTGATAGCTACTACTAAGTATTTTCTGTATCTTCTGTATGACGATAATATCGTCTGGTTGTTGTGCCATTAGCAGTTCCACTTTCTTAGAGACTTATTAATTCTGCTATCCGGGTCTCTTGCCGTTTTTGCAGAGGTAAGTTTTGACTTCATACCACTCATTCTAGCGCAAAAAGACTTACGTCTATTTGCTGCTTTAGAACCTTTCTTTAATTTAGATGGCTTCGTAGTTACGGCCGTCTTTAATTTAGATCCAGGGTTAGCTGCTCTATAAGAAGCAACACCTTTTTTATTTAATCCACCAGATTTAGACTTTCCTTCTTTCCTAGTCCAAGCTGCT